CTGACTGTACCGGCAGAAATGCGAATGTATTTTACGAGATTGGCATCGCACACACGCTCGGCAGGCACGTGATTCTTATTACTCAGCGCGACGACGATATCCCGTTCGATCTGCGGCATCTTAGGTACGTCAAATACCTAAACAACGGTGAGGGCCTTGCGCGGCTTGCGGAAATTCTCAAGCCGCGCCTGGCCGCTCTCGCAGGGAGTTAGGCCGCACTCTTCATAACGCATCAAGCACAGGAGGTGGCAAATGACTTCAAAATTCGACGAGTTGAAAAAGGAAGTTGCAGCTTTGTCGGCGCAGGGAGACCTCTTGTATTTCGGCTTACGCAAGGCTCTGAAGCAGATGTCCGCGGAGGAGCTGGCTCTCGTCGAGAAGCACAAGACTGTGTTTCCTGATTTCGGTAGTAGCTACGATGCCTGGTATTCGGAGGCAATCCGGTTAGTGAAGCAAATCCTGCCTGATCGCTTTGCTGACTTCACGCGGCAATACAGAGACGAGAAGCGAAAGGAGGTCAACTACCTCACATATGGAATAGCGGACGCGCTGATGGGTCTTACCACAAAGCAATTTGGGGAAGTCATCGCGGATGCAAATGCGGTGCTTCCAAAAGTTGCAACCCAGATAGCAATACTGAAATCCGCAGAAAAGCGATTTTCAAGTTCTCTTTTTGACATTCGCGATGTAGTCCAGGCTGACTTGTTTGACTCCGAACTCGACGCGGCTCGTTCCTTAGCAAAGAGCGGTTTCTTGCGAGCCTGCGGCGCTGTTGGAGGGGTCGTCCTAGAAAAGCACTTGGGTCATGTCTGCGCGACGCACGGTTTGAAAAGCAAGAAAAGTCATCCAACTATCGGCGATTTTAATCAGCTCCTAAAGGAGTCTGATGTCATCGACCTAGTGAAGTGGCGTTTCGTTCAGCATCTAGGCGACATACGAAATCTCTGTGACCACGGCAAGGACAGGGAGCCAACGAAGGAAGAAGTTTTGGAACTTATCGACGGCGTGGATAAAGTCATAAAGACGCTGTACTAAGTGAGCCGACGCGTTGCCGCAATCAATACTTCTCGTGCTCGCGTCTTGAGCTGCTTCAAATCACCGTCGTTGTTCACGGATAGGTCTAACTCAGAAAATGAGGAGATGCCCGCCTCGGAGACGTGGGTGGAAATTTCGCCAGCGGCGCCTCGGGAGAGGTGGACAATCGCGCCGCCGAGTGAGCGGATCATCGCGGCCTCGTTGTCGAAGCGGACATCGGAGAAGACCACGAGGGGCACGCCGATAGCCTCCAGGGTTCCCAGCTCCCAGCGGGCAACTTTGATCCAAAGGTCAGGGTCAATCAGATCCCGGCCCCATTCGGTGCCAAGGGTCTGCATCATCTGACGGGGGGACTTGCCGCTCAGCTCAGGCAGCGGAGCCTCCTTGAACGGGCCGTCCTGTAGATCGTCCACGGTGACGCCGATGAGGCGAGCAACAAACTCGCGGATGGGGCTGGCGAAAGACATCTGCTGCGCGCCGGGGGTCATCTCCAGCAGGATGCGAGCAAGGGTATCCTTGCCGCTCCTGGCCTTGCCAGTTATCCCGATGATTGTCATTGCGGTTTCCAGAGCGTGACCTCTTGTGTCTTGAAGTTGTAGTCGCCGTCTCGCAGGATTCGCGCGCAACGGGCTTGGATCAGTGCGTCCTCAGTGGAGAAGCCTTTGGACTCGTAGACCATCGTTACGGTCACCCACAGGGCGGCCAGATGTGTCTCAACCGACGAGCCGAGTAATGCCTCATGCACCGGCATAAGGAACTCGTCAGCCTTCTTCGGGCCGATGCCAGGACAGCCCTTGTAGTTGTCCACGGTGTCCCCGGTGAGCACTTGCTTCATCCAGAACAGATTGGCGTCGTGCTCACTGATCGTGCGGGTGCCCACGTCGGGCCTGCCGGGGTTGTAGAGGCGGCCGGGGATCGTCTGCATGTCCTTGTCGATCGACACGATGATTCGCTTGCCGGGACATAGCCGCGGTGCAGGCATGGTTGCCAGCAGGCCGAGGATGTCGTCGCCTTCCAGGTACTCGCGCGTGATGATCTTCTCGGGATACAGCTCGTGCAGAAAGCCGTCTACAGCGTTCCACAGGGCCGGCTTGGGTTTCGTGCGGTTGCCCTTGTAGGTCGGCAGGACTGCCTTGCGGAAGTTGGTGCTGACTGACAGGGGTAGGAGGAAGTGGCGGGTGCCGAACTTCTCCAGCAGTTCTTCGATGTAGTCGCCCAGGTCAGTCTTCGCCTTTTCAGGGTTGACCACTTCGGAGACCGTTGCCTCAGCGTCGATGTCCTCAGCTTCCCATTTGATCGTCTTGGTGTTCTTGAAGGCGAGCTGGTAGCGGAGAACGTCGGCGTCGATGAGGAGGGTTAGCAAACCTGCAACGAACCGGAGACGCGGATGAGTTTGCCGAAGCGGCGCATGTCGTCTTCGAGAGTTTCGGTGAACTTGATCGCACCGCTGCGGATCAGTTCTTCGGCCATGTGGCTGGCCACGTCACGGCGCAGGTGCTCCCGCATGTGATCGACCTGGTGCAGATCGACGTTGCTCCGGTGGTAGTCCATCAGCGGAATCAGCATCTCGCCGCCAGCCTTCAGCGTGCGGGGTTCCTTCATGTTGGTCACGGCTTGCTGGAGGTCAGCCACTTGCTTCAGCAAACTGTCTTTCGTGGTCTTCGATGGCATCAGTTGTCCTTCAGTTCGTTGTTGGCGCTCTGCTTGTCCGCGTTGCAGCGGAGTACGGCGTCATCGGCTTGACCGGCGAAGTTGAACAAGTCGCCGGTAGTGCTCGTCGGGTCATCCACCAGGGCACCTAACGATGCGTGGCGGCCCTCAATGACGGTCGGGGAGAGGAACGAGCTGCTGGTCGGCTTCGTGGTATGCCTTTCGCAAGCCGTCAGGGAGAGGAGTAGCGAGATAGCTACCCACAGTCGGGTCTTCATGTAATGCGTTCTCCAGTGCTTGAGTGATCTGTGCGCGGTTGGCGCGGATCGTGTTGTCGAGGTCGCGGCGGTAGACGACCTCCTTGGAGAAGGCGTCGAACCGTTGCTTGAGGTCGTCGTATTGGCCTGCCTTCTCCTCCAGCTTCACGACGCGGTCGGTCATGGAGTGGTAGCTGTAGGCGGCGTAAGCGCCTGCCCCAAGGGCTGCGAGGATCAGGCAGTACAGGAGGGTGCGGAGTACGACTGTCATGCCGGCACCATCGGCTCGTGGTAGCGGCCCTTCGAGCCACAGCGCCACGGCAGGATCGACGCGCGTTCTTCGTGAGGAGTCTCGTAGAACCCACCCTTGTTCACTTGCCGCGACCCACCTGTAACCAGGTCGGGCACCTCGACGTATCGCTTCTTGCGATCACAGGTGAGGAGTCCCAGGTCGCAGAAGTGCTTGCAGGTAACGCAGGTTTTCATCGGTGCTCCTGGTAGTAGGCAGCCACGCGCAACAGCTCCTCGGGAGTTGCGTTGCTCTTGATGGCGTTGGCTTTGGATGAGATGACCGTGACATTCCCCTTCGTGTATCCGAGGGTCGGGTCGTTGCGGTCGAGGGATGGAGAGTTCGGGCCTTGGGCCAGTCCTCCGGTGTTGCGGTAAAGCGGTAAGCCCAGCACCGGGCAGAAGTCAGGGATCACCACGTCTTCAACCGTGAGGTTGAAAGGGATACCCCGCTTCTTCGCCCGGTGCTTCGTCAATGCAAGGAGACGGCTCGCCGGAGTGGCGCGGTTCCTCAGTGCGTGTCGTGCCAGTTGTTGCCGACTTTGAACTCGCCGGCCAGGGGGCACCGAAAGCCGAAGTGCTCACCAGCGCGGAAGATCGCATCGGTGGCAGCGGCGCCGACAGCATCGGCATGTTCCTCGGAGACTTCGATCTGCCACTCGTCGTGGATGTTGCCCACGAACTCGTAGTCGGTTCCGGGGTTCAAGCCCATCTCTTGCAGACGCCTATCGAGTAACACGAGCGCCTTCTTCATCACGATTGCACCAGCTCCTTGCAGCAGGGTGTTGAGAGCCGCGTGAGGACTGCGGACATGCAGCTTGCGGCCGTCCAGGCCCTTCAGGTAACCCTTCTCACGGCAGGCGGTCTGGATGGCCTTGATGAGCGCAGCAAGAGCCGGAAGGCCCTTCAGGAATTGCGCCTTCAGCTCAGCGCCCCGCTTGGCACCGCCGCCCACAATCGAGCCGATCTTCGCGTCGCCCGCTCCGTAGAGGAAGGCGTAGATGAAGGTCTTTGCCTGGTTGCGGTCGGACAGGCCAGCAGCGAGCATGTTGGTGGTATGCACGTCGCCTTCGAGGATGACCTTCGCATACGCACCGGCATCCCATCGGCCCATGAAGTGCGCGAGACAGCGCAGCTCCAAACCACTCGCATCCGCACCGACCAGCTTCTTGCCCTTGGGCACCATGAACAGAGCGCGGCACTCAGGGCCGTACAGGGAACCCGAGGAGGGCACCTGCGCCATGTTCGGGTTCGAGTGCGTCATGCGGCCGGTGACTGCGCCGTTCTGATTCACTCGTCCGTGGATACGGCCGTCCGCTTTGACTGCCTTGAACCACGCCTGCTTACCTTCGCTGAGCTGGCCGAGACGTTTCTCGACTGTCAGGTACTCGATCAGTAGGGGTATCTCGGGGTACTTCAGGCCCTCAAGCGTGGTCTCGTCCATCTTGGGCTTGCCGTCGTTCGTGAACTCAGTCGGCTTCCAGCCGTAGAGCGCAGTCAGTCGGCCAGCGATGTGCTGACGTGAGCCGGGGTTGAAGGTGACGGTCTTCCACTTCTGGAACGGAACACCCGTGAAGTATCCCTTCGCCTTGTTGTCGCGCTTGGGGATGAGGATTCCGGCCTTCGCCTGCCACGGCGGGAACACCGCGCGCAGCTTCTCGACCAGCTCGGCGCGGAGGCCGACCAGCGTGGCCTCCAGCTCCAGCCCCTTCTCCTTGTCGAACAGGAACCCGTAGGCTTCCTGCCGGCGAAGGATGGGCGCGATGTCGTGCTCCAGCCGGATGCTCTCCTCGCTGAAACCCTGCGCCATGAGCTTGTCGTACAGCTTTGTGGTGACGCGGATGTCCTGGACGCAGTAGTCGTCCATCTCCTGATTCCACGACTCCCAAGGATCGAGACCCTTGGCTTTCATCATGTCGGAGTAGTCGCCCTTCCAGAGACCCATGCGCCACCCCCAGGCTTCGAGGGAGTGCTTGCCGATGAGCTTCTTCGGGAAGATGCCGGCGATCCTGCGGCCAGCCGCAATGTCACGCTCGTGCTGGCGGATGCGGTCGAAGTCGTCGTCCGTCAGGTTGGTGAAGATGAGCTGGGACATGATGAGCGTGTCCCACACACGTCCCTTAGGGACGAACCACGGGTAGACCTTTTGCGTCGCGGGGATGTCGAAGCCGATGATGTTGTGGCCGCAGATGTCTGCGGCCTCCTGCAACATGCGAACTCCACCCTCAATGCTCAGCTTCGACCCGTGATCGTTGGCTCGGTGCGTCTCCCCCTTGTTGGTGTCACGCATCGCAATGCAGTGAATCCTGTCCAGCTCGGGGATCAGCCCGTTCGTCTCGTTATCGAATATGAGCATCGACGACTTAGCGGATCAGGTCAGCGATGCGCGATGCGACCTTGGCGGCGCGGTCGGCTTCGTCGTGGTGATCGGCGGCCAGGTCGTAGAACTCCTCGGCCAGCGCCTCGTGCGAATCCGCAGCGGCTCGGTGGTTGGCTTCCAGGGTCACCAGCTTCGCCACGTCACGCTCGAAGCGCGCGAGGACGCCGTTGACGGTCAGCGGGAACAGCAGGGCAATCAGGTTTTGGATGTAGGTCTTCATTCGATTTCCTCGACAGTGATGACGACACGCACCCTTCGGCCCCCGGCCGGAAATCGGTGGGCAGCTTCGGGTGCGCTAGTGGTGGTTCCGTATGGGAAACAGGCGGAGGCCCCAGCGAGTGCCGGGGCGTCCTTGGGGATGTAGAACTCGTGGACGACGATGGCTGGGTCAGTCAAAAGTCGTTGCTGCCTTCCCCTGGTTCGTCAGCGAACATCGGGGTCTCAACAAGCTCCTGCTCGAACAGCCTGCCGGTCTCCACGTTGTAGCCGAGGCCGATGGTCTTGCCCGTGGCCTGACCCGTGAAGCGATCCTTCAGGATGCGGAACGTGGTGTGCTGGCGGACAGCGATGTCCTCCGCCTGCTGGTCACGCTCCAGGCCGAACATGAAGTGACTCCAGAAGCCGATGGCGCGGGAGCCTTTGAAGTGGCGGATCATCACGCGCCCGCCTTCCTCGTGTGGCTTGCCTTCCGGCGTTGCCAGGTGGGAGATCAGGTAGAAGCAGACGTTGTTGGCCTGTGCGAAGGTGGCGATGTCCGCCATGATCTTCTCCAGTGCCTTGCGCTCGTCCTCCTCAGCAGCCGCAAGGGCCGTGAGGTGATCCAGCCAGATGTGCTTCACACCTTCGGCGTGAACCAGGTACTTCATCTTCGCGTGGATCGTGCTCCAATCCGTGCTGCCGAAGGAGTCGTACATGAAGACGTTGCCACTGGCTTCGATCTGCTCGAATGCTGCGGTAAGTTCCGGTTGTTCCCATGATCCGTCAGGCACATGGAATCGCTTGCCGGCGAGCTTGCCGGCGACACGCTTGCCAGTCTCGACAGGCGGCTGCTCCAGGTAGAACAGGCCGCACTTCTCGTTGAGGTCAACGGCGGTGTGGACGATCTCTTGAGTGAACAGGTCGGTCTTGCCGACACCCGTACCTGCGCCGAACGCAT